AATCGAATTCAAGAACTTGTTTTTGATAAAAAAGGACGTGAAGAATTTTACTCTAAAATATTAAATGTCCACCATGACATGAGTGTTGATTTTTTCAGAGATTATTTTATGACTCACTCGGCTGTTTCGTCAAAGGGGCAGCATTATACACCAGATGCAATTGGTAAACTCACATCGTTGCTTGTAGGTGGTTCTGGAGGGGCTGATTTAACTGGGGCAGGGACAGGAACTCTGATTATCCAAAAGTGGCAAAATGACCGAATGAAAGCTAACTTTTGGGAGTATGCGCCAAGCAACTATTGGTATCAAGCGTTAGAATTATCTGATGAAGCTGTATCGTTCTTAATCCACGCTTTTGCAATTCGTGGAATGAACGGGGTTATCATCCATGGTAACGCATTAGAAATGGCTGTAAAACAAGTGTATTTTATCCAAAATAGCGAAGATAACCCGCTGGGTTTTTCAGAGATAAATGTTATCCCTCACAGCAAAGATGCAATGGAATTTTTAGGTATTAATGAATGGACGGAACAGGCAATTGAACATATTGAAAGTAAATTTCCTGACTGGATTCCACTCACAGAAGAAAAGAAAGGGCAGATTAGTTTATTTGACGAGGTATCAGAATGACAGACAAAATACTAACGCTGATCATCAAAGTGTGTGATTGGATAATTGGAAAAGATGAAGATTTTAACCGCTCTGAACTTGACGAGTCGGAGAATGTTTTCGGGGAGGAATAAACCAATGGAACTAATAATTGAAACAAATACAATTCAAAAAATGTTTGGAAGTTCTATTAATTACAACGTTAAATTCCAAAATGTATCATTTGAAGAAATGAAGACTCTAATGACTGTCTATGATGGAATTAAAGAGGAACGTAAGCAGCGACTAGAGGAGGTATCTAGTGAATAAAAAAATTGATATAAAACGACTGTTTAGAGCGATTGGATTTTAACTATTGTTATTTCTTTAATCGCAGCATATCAAAATATGGATTGAGGTGGATATGAAAAACAAGTTAAAAGCCAGACGAGAAAATCTTGGGCTTTCGGTTGAACAAGTAGCTGGAAGAATGGTTGAACCTTTTAGACAAACTTATATAGAATTAATTAAAGATAATGAACGGCAAAATAGGCTTGAGAATGATGATTTGCCAGAAGACCAAAGCTGGGATAAACTTCTTGCAAAAGCATTGGAATGCAAAATAGAAGATTTAATTTGATTCGAATAAAATGAGCTGGGAACTCGAGAAACTCAACCGGAGGGAAAATGACACTGATTGATGAAATCAAAACATCTCAGAAAGAATCTCATAAAAAATGGTTCGAAAGATGGTATGACAAAATTGATTTAGAAAATGACATTAAGAAATCTGCTATGAAGGGTTACACAGGTTTTAGAATCCAAGTAAGCGAAGAACGTGATAGTTATTTGCGATTGAGACTCAGTAACAATGAAACCATATCTCTCCTAAAAGAAAAACTTGGGGAAGGTTTTACTGTAAAACTGGAAGAAATTCGAGGGGAAAACATTTTGGGGATGAAAACTTATAAATCTTACATTCAGATTTTGTGGTAATACAAAAAAAGCCCACTGCAATGGGCTCTCTCAAAGGATTTATCTAATACTATTATACCACAGTTGGAGGGCTCTTTTAAATGGCAGATAGATTAGATAATTTACTTGGTAGTAGTTCAAACACTGCACCACAAGAGCGCAACTATTTGATTAAAGAAGCTGACAAAGAACTTGGTAGACTTAATGATGCGATGAAAACACTTGATGATTTGTTTAACGTTTTTGATGGAACAGTCGTTCACAAAATTATTATTTATAAATATAAGTATCGTATGACTTGGAAACAAGTCGGAATTAGAATGCACACAGACGATAGCGCCTTAAGAAAACAATATGTTAAATTCAAAGACACCCTAAGAAATAATCTTTGGGCCAGCACATTGGAGGAATAAAATGAAAAATATTGATATTAGACAGAAACTTTTACTAAATAACATTAAATACTATGAATTAGCTGATGCTATGGGAATTAACCAAAGTACTCTTAGTGTATGGTTACGCACTGAGCTTAATGATGAACGCCGTGAGCGAGTTGAAAAAGCACTTGATAAACTGACGGAGTCTTAAAACTTGCACATAATTTGCACATTTATTGCACGAAACAATGTGCGATAATGGTAGCATGAAGTTATCAACGAAAGCACACAAAATTGTAATTCGTTCGGTTGGATACACTTCATAATTAGTGGCTGCATAGTCAAGGGGTTAAGATACTGCACTTTTAATGCAGAGGCGTGAGTTCGAATCTCACTCAGTCACATTATTATTTTATTACAGGTTGTCCAGTGGGCAGCCTTTTATTGTTGGAGGAATAAGATGGAACGTAAGATGATTTATGTTGATAACCAAACTCAAGGTATGGCTTATGGTGCTGAATCAACACAAGAGATGATTAGAGAAGTAGTGAAGCACTTAGATGATGATGTGATTCGTGTGAATATTACACGACGCAAGCCTTTAGATGATGGCGATGATCGCAAGGATGGTGATACAGAAGAATATTCAACAATCGCAGTACACCTATTAGATGGAAGTACTATTCGTATGCAATACACAGAACAGTTGTGGTATATGCTAGAGGACTTAATGAATAACAGAACTAAAAATAAACTATTGGGCAAAACCTTTTATGTAAAACTTGGTTCGTTTTCTCCATCAAATAGCGACATAATCGCAGTAGAAAGACTATAGCCTATGCCAATGACTGGACGCTGTCGTGAGCCTAACTGCCACGCTGTAGTTATTAGACCACTACACTATTGTACTAAGCATGCTGATAAAGAAGCAGCATATCAAGAGAGTAGAGAGCGATGGACAAATAGACCCAATGATACTAAACGATACAAAGACTATAACAAACGTAAGCGTGAGTATAGCGATGTTAAAGTAGAACAGAATAAGTTCTATCAGAGCAAGCAATGGAAGTCAATACGTGATGTAGTAAGACGTAGAGACAACTTCCTTTGTCAGTACTGCAAAGCACATAACAGAGTAAGAACTGGTAAGATAG